TTTTTTGACTAAATTAACAAGTTTTTTAAAATTATATCTTTTATTTGTTATTGATTCGATTTTAAGTCATCAACTTTTCAATTTATAAATAAAATAACTTTATTATTGATATTTTATGATGATTATTTTTAGATCATATTTACGAATTATTTTTTATTATTAAATTTTATTATTGTTCATAAAAGTCATCTTCCGCCTCTGGCGCTTTGCTAAAGCGAAGCAAACCAACGTAGCTGGGAAGAACTTTTTTAAAATAGAGGTATTATCATTATGTTTCCAAATTTTTTGTTTAGACATATCTAAAACTTCTTAGTGTGATTTTTGTGTGGAATTGTATTTTCAGACGATATTTATTAAAAAAATAAATGTATTTTCAAAAAATAAACATCTCAATATTTTATAAACATATTTTTTTACATTATTAAAAAAATTCTAGAATATTGCATCTATAAATGTCAAAAGTTCGTCAAGACAAAAACTAAAAAATTAAATATATTTAAATAAATTCCTCAAAAAATCCATTTATAAACAAAAATATATTAATCTTAGTAATTTTTAAAATAATTAAGATTATTACATAAATCTCTATTACCATATTCTTATCCGAATAAACATTAAAAATTACTCATAAATTTACCCATTATATATTTCAATAACAAATTTACAAAGAAGTTCTTAATTTTACAATCATCTATATTATTTGATCAATATTCTCATATTTATAGGTAATAATAATATCTACAAAAAAAATTGAATTCCTAATATTTTGAATTACCATGACTATGTATTGATTATTATAAATTAATCTTTATGTCTGAATCTAAAGAAAAAAAACAAAAATTAGATGATATTGAATCATTAGATGACACAGAAGTTACTGGTGATATTAATATTAGAACAAATGATGGTAAAGAATATAAAATACCAAAAAAATTTGCCTTTATCTCGGGTTTAATTAAGGCAGCTATTGAAAAAGACACAGAAACAAAGAATTTAGATATTAATGTCAGTGATAATTCATTCAAACACATATATCAATATATGTTACATCATGAAGGTATTGAGCAAAATACTATTAAACAACCTTTAGAATCCGAAAATCTTGCCGACAGTTGTTCTTATAAATGGGATGCTGAATTTATTGAACCAATCGCTGAAAGTAAAACAAGACAAGATATAATTGATATGATGAATGCGGCTAATTATCTTGATATTAAGGGATTATTACAGTTATCATGTGCTCGTTTTGCATGTTTTATGAAGAATAAAACATTAGCTCAACAACCACGTGCATTATTCAAAGGGATCTTTACAGATGAAGAAATAAATCAATATCTCAAGGATAATAACATGTATGAACAAGAAAAACATGATGATGCCTGCTTGAGAGAATTAGAAGAAGCTGGTAAAGAGGAGTAATTGTCATAATATATAGTTAATAAATATTTTTTTTTATAAAAATATCATAAAATAACTAGATTGTTTTGTTATGTTATTATTATTTTATAGTTTATACTCATTTATTTTTTTTGTTTTATGATTCCCAATTTATCTATAATAAAATAACATATGAGTATAAAAAACATATTTTTTAAACTAAATATTAATAATGATATTTCATCATTAATTTTTAATTATCTGACACTGAAGAAATTATTAAATATGATACAAAATATTACTATATTATTTAAATAATTATATTAAAAAAAATATATAATTCATTGTGCTAAACACGGGAAATTTCGAGGATTGAAAATGATTATATTTAAATGAGTATTTATGTGATGGATTTTGTTTTTCGTATTCTGCAGGTTATGGTTATTTGAATATTATGAATTGGTTATTACAAAATAATTTAGCTCTTGATTATGCATGTAAAAATGAAAATATTGATATTTTGAAGTTATTATATGAGATGGAATAATGAGAGATTTATGTTACGGATATGCTGCATCAACCAATAATATTAGAGTTATTAAACGACCTGACACCATAAATGCAGGTAATTATAATATACGCTTCTCAAATATTTTTACAATAGCTGTCTTAAAGAAAAATTTAGAAATTATGAAGTGATCATATTATAACGATTATCCATATTCTTCAACCACTTTTGCATATGCAACTAGAAATGAAAATTTAGATAATATGGTTTGGTTATTGAGTATAAATTGTCGTCGTATTGAAGACGTATTTTATCATGCTGCTGGTAACGGAAATGTAGAAAATATGAATTGGTTATTGAAAAATATTAATCCTCCGATTTAATCAGTTATTGATTTTACAATCAAAAGAAATAAATTTAAACTAATCCAATTATTATTAAGGTACATATGTCCATGCAAACATTATGTATTTAATTTATCATTGTCCAATATCAATATGATAAAATTTTTATTTGAAAAGAAAAATGTTTTATTTTTCAGAAGATTTCCTAATAATAAAGATATTTTTTCAAATTTCATAATCTGATAGTTTTGAAATAATGAAATGGTTATCTGAAAATAAGTTTCCATTTGATTCTTGAGTTTTTGAAATCATTGCTTCACAAAAAAATAATTTGTTGTAATGAAATAACTACTTTTTCAACAATTATTAAAACAAGAAATTATAGAATTATTAAATTAGTTGTTACAAAATAAATTTTCATATACTATTGATTATCTTTAAAATAACATACCCTATGAAGTTTGATATCTTAAAATACTATAAATCTTATAATAAAAAAAATGACGATAATTCAGATTATTCCAATTCTTGACAATCTTTTGTTAATCCATTAAAAAAAATAAACTTCAATGATCCAAAAGATTTAATTGATACATGCTTTTAATGAATTCTTATTTTATTTTTATTTATTTATTTATTAATTCCCATAATGATTTTTTCAATCAATTTTATATTATGTATTTTTTATTTTATATTTAAAATTTATTCCCATTATTACCAACCAAATATTATCGTTTTTTAGTTTTTTCCAACAAGTATCAAAATTATTGACATTACAATTTGATTGCATTACAACATAATTTTTATCTAACGATAATTTTTTAAATAAATAAGTTTATTATTTGATATAATATAAAATAAAAAATATGATATTTTTATGGTTAAATTTCGATAATATATGAAACTAGTAATAATTAGATCATAATTTATCTAGTAAATATTACTAGAATCCTATTTGATTTTTAAAAAAGAGTCACACTAATAGGACTTTTAAAATATCACTAATTATCATAATACCATATATTATATGATGTATTATTATTACTATTATTATCACAAAAAATTTATCAAATTTTACTATTCTGTTTGAATAATCACAACTATCTTTTGGGTCAAAAATAAAATCTTTTATTTTTTCCGTCTCGTTATATATTTTCACATTAAAAATAATCATAAAAATAATTAAATTAATGAAAGTATATTGAATTGGTATTCTGATTTTTAATTTCAAAAATGAAAAAGGAATAAAAATTGCTATAATAATACTCACTTGGTTTATAAATGACAAATTACGTAATTTCATTATTTCATTATAATATTCATTATTCGGATCAACTTTTGGTAAACAATCAACCACATAATATATATCTCTTATACCAAGAGATATTAACAACGACATAAAAATCATAATTACAAAATTTATGGAAATAATAGATTTATAATCATTACACCTATTAATATTACTAATCATATTTGATCATAATCATAATATAATATTTAAATAATATTATATTATATTTTCAATTTTTTAACATTTAGTCAATTATTTGATTAAAATCTCTCCAAATATTATTTTATTTTTTTTTCAGATATTTTTAAAAATAATATATCTTATATTGTCATTTTTGTTGTCACATAACTGAAGAAATAATATATCATAATTTTATTATATTTATGATATAGTCGATTGGTATCAACACATATTGATCGACATTTTATTACAATATGTGTAATACTTAAAATTTTTTAATTTTTATATATAAATAAAATTTTTTTTAGATTTATATATTATTTTAATATACAAATCTTTTTACCATAGAAATTATACTGATATAAACTCAACATATTTAACTTCCATATTGTCATTTGTATTTTTAGTTTTATTAGTTTTTCTCATATTGTTTCTTCGTAAGTCAAAAAAATCTATTACAGCATCAACAAATATTATAAAACCTAATAGCATATAATATATTGTTGTAGTTATCATAAAGTCATTAATATCATGGATAAATACGCCTGTATCACCATATGAATCATAACATTGAGTAAATATAAATTGATATGATTCATTATTAATAACTTTTGTTTTATTTAATGCATCAATATTCAGATAAGAGAAAAGGGAAAATAAGCCGACCATGATTAATTGGGTTAATATTTTAAATCTAAATTTTACAAATACAATAGGAATAAATATTGCAAATGGAACAATTATTTGATTCATTAATGTTATATTACGCAATTTTGTTATGTGATTTTTATATCCAAAGTTTGGATAATGATCCGATATACAATTAGTTAAATGAAACAAATTTATTGTACATATTATAAGTGTGAATGATGCTAGTAAAATTACAAAATTACAATTTATAAATATCAATACTGAAGTTGGATCCTTTGAGGGATTATTGTTTTCTATATTAGAATTATTCGAAATTTTTTCAAGATTATTGTTTTCTGTAGTTTCGTTTTCCATATTTAGCACATTAAACCATAAAACTTATATTGAATATCATATAGTAATTTATATTCAATTTTTTGCCAATATTAAATTGATTCTTATCAATATGACAAATTACACCTTCTTTTGATATATTACTAATCACAAAAGTAATCGAACTTTTTCAAAATAAGACGTTATATGATATTTGCAACAATAATGTTCAAGACGTTGTGATTATAAAATATTTTTTATCACTCATAATCATATTTTTTTATAAATTATAGGCAATATATTACATGCAGCAATCGTGAAGAATTCCAAACTTACGGCTGCAACTGTTCGATTATATAACATGCGAAAAGCTTTAAGATTGGATATTAAAATTATTCTTGACTTTTTGAATATTACTGGATCTACATTATATAGATGGATTCATATGTATAACGATAAAAAACTGCCATTTGTTGATAATCCTAAAGCATCTGTAGAAAAAAAGCCTACGCGAGGATGTCCTAAAAAATTTCGAATGTATGTATTAATTATATTATTGCATACGTTAAGGATAACCCTTAATTTAATCAAGTGCTTAGGAAAAGAATATCTGACCTTTTTAATGTAAAAATTAGCAGAGGATATTTATATTTTCTACTGAAAAAACAATATTGTAAGACTAAAAGTAAACTACAATAAATATCATCATGATGATATAAAATTTAGTGAAGCAAAAATAATTTAAAAAAGAGTTAGAAAATGTGAATAAAAATGTCGTTTCAATAGATAAAACATCTGTGGACATAAGTATTGCATCTAATTATGGGTTTGCGAAAAAAGGAACAAAATGTGTTATAAAAAAGTTTTCAAACACAAAAGATTTACAATAATAATGGCAATGACAAAAAAGAAAAATATTAGACCATAAAATAATACCAATTCCTCAAACGGTGAAACTTTCATGAATTTTATAAAAGGACAAATCGTTTCAAAAACTAAAAAAGTATTGTTTATGGACAGTGTTAGAATTCACCATTACAAAAAATTTAAATCACACGATAATAGTATCAAAAGAAAAGTAATATACAATGTACCGTATATGCCAATATACAATTCTATAGAATATGTCTTCAATAACTTAAAAATGTACTTAAAACAACATACATTCAATAATATCAATCAATTAGATGAGTTATTGAGAAAATCAAGGCAAATACGAACATTAAAGGAATTAATAACTATTATAATAAAACAATTTGTAACTTATGTGGCAATAATTAATAAAAAATAAATCATTTTTTTTATTTTTTTTTTTTTTAAGATTTTTAAAAAATAAA